ATTATCGGCGCGCCGCCCTGCTGCGTGAACACGCCCGCGTTGCCGCCCGAGCTGGTCGAGTCCAGCTCGCCGCCGTAGATCAGGCCCGGCGCCCATGACCCGTTGTCATAGATGTCCGAGACGAAGTTGGCATTGTTGTCCTCGATATCGGTGAACGGATGGCGGAGGTTGAACTGCGCCCCCTCGAACACGAATGGATAGACCGCGCTGCTGAAGTCACTGTCCATCGGCTTGGTGTAGACCCCGGAACCGCCCAACTGCACCACGCACGACGTGACTCCCGAGCAGAACAGGTCGTCATAGGTGTTGTCGTTGCCCTGCCCGCCGATCACGATACCACCGCTCGTGTGGCCTGCTATCCCGCTCGAAGGAGGATACGCATTCGCAGTCAGATTTATCATCCGGTCTTCATAGTCAGTGCTGTTGAAATAGAATGCCGCCAGGTCGATAGAGTTACACGACAGGTCCTTGAAGGTCGAGTTGACTATCCAGTTGGCATAGAGGCCGCCGCCGCCGCCAACGTTGCCCGGACAGAAGTCGATCGCATCGATCTCATCGCCACCCATCTGCGTGGCGCCGGTCTGATACGGCAAGTAAACATTAGCAGGCCCGCCGACTCCGCTCTGGGCCTGGATCGTGCCGAACGGCGCCGTGGCCGGAAAGTTCATCAGAATCAGGGTGTTCGAGGTCGATCTGAGTTTTGCGGTCGGCGCAGCATAGCTCGCCGTATGGTCGGCGACATTCAGCAGCCGAATCGAATCCACATATTCGGGACCGCCGCCGCTGCTGAGATTTTGGTCCGGCCAATAGCCACCGTGATATGTCGTCTGAACGGTTTCATAGTACCCCTGCTGAATCGTCCCCGTGGCGGCTTGCGTGGTCTCCAGATTTCCGTCCAGGAAAAGCCGGATATTCGCACCATCGTAACTGCACTCCTCGAAGTGCGTCCTGTAGGGCGTCATCGGAGTGACGCCAGTGAGCGTGTGCACGGTTCCACCCGTATTCATCTCGCAGTAGCCATAGCTATGCCCCCCGGACGGATTGGTCGCGCCGAGTTCAAATGCGCCGGTATTTGCGCCAGCAGAGGAAGGAGCCATCGGAATTGATCCGACGAATTGTCCAAGCTGGCCGCCGCCGCCGTTGGTCGTGGTCTGCGCGATTTCGACGAACGCCTCGGCGGTGAACGCCGTCAAGCCCGTGAGCCGCGTCGCCGGCTCGTAGCTCATATTGACGATCGGGCCGCTAAGTCCCCCGTTGCCGCCGTTGATCTGATTGTCGAGCGCCGATCCGGCGCCCGTGGCCAGCGAACCGCCGACCACCGTCAGCGCCCAGGTCACCGTGCCGTCAGTCGTGAGCGTTCCTTGCGTCAGCGGCCATGCAGGCTGAGTCGCACCGCTCGTCCCGCTCACCGTCGCCATTTCGAGATTGCCGTTCGAGTCTCTGATCTCACTGACAGTGCCCGGCTGAAAGGTGTAGGCGTGCGACGCCTGCCACGACGCAGTGACGTTCGAGACCAGCGGCTGAGTATTCGCCGCATAGTATTGATACTGAATTGCCGGGCCGGAGAACTGTGCACAGATAGCTGCTCCACCACCACCATCACCATTCGGACCGTAGATTTTGAGGTTTCCACAGGTGACATGGAGCGGCTGCGAAATCGAATAGCAGGCCGCCGTATAGGGCAGGTAGATAGACGGCCGGTTCGAGGCGTTGGAGGGCTGCGCCGGCGGCGTCGCGCCGCACGACCCGTAGATCGCCGTCTGAATCGCGTTCCAGTCGTCGGTGGTGCCGTTGCCGGTGGCATTGTACGGCGGCGCTTTGACGTTGATCACGCCGTTGACATGGGCCGTCACGTTCGCATTCTCGTCGATAACCGTGTACTGCGCCGCCGTGCCGTTGCTCATCCGCAGGCCCAGCCCGGCCACCAGCGACTCGCGCGGATTGATGTCGCCCGCGTTCTCCGCGTTCACGCTCGCCGCGTCGAGCAGATTGTGCCCATTGGCGTTCAGGTCCTCCTCGAGCGCTCCGCCGCTGCACGACCAGACCCCGCGCGCACCCAGCGCCCACGCCCCCCCGCCGCCCCCGGCACACGGCGTCGTCTTGACACAGTCGCGGCACCACACCAGCAGCCCATCCTGTTCCGGCGGCAAATTCGCGATCGGACTCGATACTATCTGCGGCGCGATCGCCGCCGCCCCGCCCAGCCGCGCGTTGATCGCCTGGCGGAAATTGTAGCCCGCGCCGATCCCGGTGAAATTCGGAATCTGCTGATATTGCGCGTGTGCGCCTGGCGCGGACGCGAACATCATGATCGCGAGCGCAACCGCCGCAGCGAGAGGCGCGGAATGCGGCGCGGAGCCGGATTGTTCCCTCTCCCGGCGTCGGGAGAGGGCGAGGGACCTTTGAAACAATCTCATGATCATCTTTCTTCTCAAAACCCGATCGCCAGCCACGAGAACCCGTTACTGATCTCGCCAGTCTCGTTATATGTGAGGATCAATTTCCCCGGCACATCGAGCACGAAAGTCGCGCCGGTCGCGCTATATGAGATCACCGAGGCGGCGGTGTTGGCGCCACCGGTCTGGTAATAGACGTTGGTCGCCAGCGGCGGCGCCAGAATCCCGTTGGGAAACGCTATTGGCCAGCGCACCGTGAACTGCGGATCGCCGCCCGTGATCACGTCCTGCGCCAGTGCAAAGTAGCCCCATTGGATAATCGCGACCGCCGCCCCTCGACTCACGTCGGCGATCGGGATCCGAATGTAGCCGTTGGTCTGAAGCGACCCGGTGAACTCGGCCAGCGTCGCCGCCGCCGCCGCGATCGCGGCCATATCCGCGAGCTGCTGATTACGCAGCAAAGCGGTGCGATTCGCGAGCTGCTGATGCGGCTCGTTGCTCACGCCGATGCCGCCAAAGCTCGCGCCCGCCGCCGCGCCCTCCACCGGGTCGGTCTGCTGAATCTCGTAGATTTCGTTTGCCGTGAATTCCGGATTGTCGATAAGTATAGCCACTTTTCTCAGTGCCCCCGCTACTGCTGTCCGATCCTCGCCCGGGCGGAAGAGGACGGCGCGAAGCGCCTGGTGACGGACCGTCTAAAATAATTTCGACCCTTATCCCAACCCTCTCCCGTCATTGGTAGAGGGGGTAAATATTCCGCGCGGCGATCCATCAGAACGTGAAGGTCCACGTGCCCTGGTAGGCCGCCGATCCATTGTAAATAAAGGACGGTACCAGCGCGTGCGCCAGCATCGGCCCCGGCGCCGTATGCGTCGCAGCGAGCGTCCAGCGCACCGATCCGTCGTTGGTTATCGCTCCGATCGAAGCCGCCCACGCCGGCGCCGCCGTCCCGCTCGTCCCCGCCGTCGTGCAGCGCTGGATATTGCCGTTCGAATCGACAATCAGATTTCCCACCGCCTCGGCCAGATTCGCCGTCCATCCCGGATTGCCGGTGCCGACCGCGGCCGGCAGCGCCACCGCCGCCAGGTTTGCGTAAAGCCCCATTTCGAGAATCGTTATCCCACTCGCTGCGTAGTCGGCCGTCGGCGCCAGCAGATAGTTGAACTGCACGCTCCCCGGCGACGGAAAACTGTACGATCCAACCGCATTGTAGTATTTCGGCGCCGATGTAAGGTCGGTGTCGTTCACCGTCGGCGCCGTCGCGCCCGATCCGAATCCCACTGCCGCGGCGAACTCGCCCGCCGTGGCGCCCGCGAGCAGGCTCGCCAGCGCCGGCAGTCCCGAGTTGACGAACAGGTTGCGGCTCTCCCATAAGAGCCGGCCCCGCTCGAAGAGCCTTACGATTCCCGCCGGTCTCGATTTGATCATGGTCTCTCCTGACATTGAAGATTACTCGAAGATTACTCGCTCGCGCCGCGCCCTTGAGCGCCTGCGCCCGCCCGCGCATCAACCCTTCGCCGATACCGCGGTCCCGTTGACGGTCAAGCCCGAATCGGCCACCACCGGCTCGCCGGCCCCGTAAGTGATTCCCGCGTAATAGTAATGACGGTTGTGGCGCGGACTTATCGGTCCGTAGAGGTCGGCGATCGGCTCGGCGGTCGGCGCAATGACATCGGTCGGCACCGCGGCCGCGTCGATCGTCCCGGTGAAATCGTCCGGCGCCGGCGCCAAATCCGAAAGCGGCTCTGCGACGAAAACGATCTCGTCAAGCCAGGCCCGCGCGGGCTTGAAAAAATTGACCGCGGCCGCTATTCGCGCCGCGTCACCGCTCGCCACGGTCTGCCCCGCGGCCAGATTGCACTGCACCCGGAACACCGCCCATCCCTGGCTCGCCGGATACGCGCTTCCGCCCCAGCTCGCCTGCCCCTCGAGCAGCGTCACGCCGCTCCACCCGAGCGCCCCCAGCGCCTGCTTGATCGCGTAGGGCGTCCCGCGCACCCGATGGAGCGGAATCGCAATCTGCAGCAACGCCCGCCACGAATCGAAATCCGTGCTGCCCGCCGTCCCCGACAGCGACAGCAGCGTATCGATATCGGTCAGCACGTCGATATCGGTCAGCGCGTCGATACTCTCGGCCCCCACGGCGCTCGCGCCCGCGAGCTGCCACGACGGATCGAGCGTGTCGAACTGCCAGGCCAGAAAGATCAGCGCCGAATCGGGCGCCGACTCCAGCCGATAGACCAAAAGCGGGGTCAGGTCGAGGCGGCCCAGCCGGTCGACCAGCACGAGCAGCGATTGCGTGCGCACATCGTTGATCGAAGGCTGCGCGATTAACTCCGCCATCCGCTACTCCCCCAGTCCCGCCGCGCCCGCCCGCGCGCCGCCGCTTTGCCCCAACGCCATGCGCTTCCCACGCGCCCGCATCAGCTCCGCTCCGCCGCGGTCGCCTGCCCGAGCGTTATCGCGATACAGTTCGCCCACTGGCCCACGCTGAGCTGGGTGTATTGCGGCGCGTTCAGCACCACCTGATAGACTCCCGCGACCGAAAGCGCCGCGATTATTTCGCTCGGCACGATATCGCGCTGAATCCGCGAGGCCAGCGTGATCGCGAACTGCTGCGCCGCGGCGTTGACCGCCGCCATGGTCGAAATCGGCTCCGCGTCCGCATAAAGCGTCACCGTCGCATCGATCTGGTAATCGACCTCGACCACCGCAAGCGCGTTGACCGTATCGGTCAGCGGCCGCACGTTGTCCGCCGCGAGCGCCGCCCCGACCCGCGAGAGCAGTGCCGCATTGGCCACGCCGGCGGCGTTGGGCGAAAGCGTCGGCTGCGTCGTGATCGGCCCGGTCAGCGTGTAGACGTTCACTACCCCCGGCGCCGGCGAAATCACCTGCACGTCGATTATCGAAGGGTCCACGCCCAGCGCGAAGAACCGGTACGCGCCCGCCGGTCCCGCCACGCTGAACTGATTCGGCGCCGCCTGGATCCGCGCCCGCAGATGGCTGTCGGTCTCGCTGTTCGCCCCGGCGCCGCTGGTCGTCGTATTCACCACCGACGCGACCAGCGCGTCCGGATTCAATTGCACGCTGATCTGCCCCGGCAGGTAGCCGTTCGCCCCGCTGCCCTGGGTCGTGCAGGTGGCGTTCACCGTGCCGTTCACCACGCCGGGCGCAATCGTCAGGGCCGCTACGGTCGCGAAGGCGAACTGTCCATCCTGCGTGCCGACCAGGGTTCCCGAGGCGATTGTGTGGGCGACCGCCAGCGGCCCCGCCAGCGTAAACTGGAGCGTTGTCAGGGCGCCTTGCGCTGGCAGCCGCGTCACGCCAAGGAGCTGGCCGAGATAGTCAATCATCGGGAATACCGCGAAGGCGAGCAGGTTCTGCTGGCCCGCGTACTGGATCGCATTGCGCACCAGCGACTCGCGGTAAGCGTATAGATTGATCAGCAGCCGCTCGACCTGCGCCGGCTGCAGAATCCGGTTGGCGGTCTGCTCGAACGACGCGATCATGTCCGCCAGGATCAGATTCGGATCGAGTCCGTCGGCGTCGTTGACGAAGGTTGGCGGCGGCAGATTCGGTATTCCGGCTCCCATCTATAACTCCTGCTTCATTTGCCCGCCCGGCGTCGGGGCCCGCTGGCCGCCGTGGACCGGAGAGGTCTCATCCGCCCGAGGCCACGCTCACGGTCGTGACTCCGG